CATCATAAGAACAGCGATGTAAATGACCATATAAAATAGCGGTTGGTTTATATCCCAACATAAGAACAAGTTTTGAAACACCTTTCTCACTATAACTGTCAAAATCACCGTGTACCATTAGATATTTATTTCCTCTAACTTCAATACAACCTATAGTTGAATCGTAATTATTATCATCAACAAAATAAACATTGTTTACATTAGATAACTTCGCTTTCATATACCAGGGAATAAGATTATCTAAACGATTTCCTCTTAAAACTTGGTCTTTGAAGGAAGTTCGTGAATGGTTTCCGGCAACGCCATTCACATATACATTAACAAAATGTTTGCTCAACTCATATACAAAAGCAGAAATAAGTTCTGCACTTTTCTGTATCTGTTCCGTGACATTCTCTCTATTTTCAAGTTGAGTAGTAAAATGGATTTCGCCATTGAGAATGTCTCCTAAAATGCACACGAAAACATTTTCTGAATCGTGTAATTCTCTAATACTAATTATTTTTCTTAAATACTGTTGCAATCTTTCAGCAGCAATATCCGAATTGTATTTGCCAAAATAGTTATCTGTATCTCCGCCTAAATGAAAATCAGACAATAATACGAACATATCATTGTTAGAAGAAAAAACTTCTTTATCAATGTTTGGGAACGTAAGTTTACCGTTTTCGATAATAAGATTTTCGAGCCTACTTAAATCTTCTTCTGTCCTTGCGTGTTCTCTTAATGTCTTGTTCATCGCAGTTCTTTCATCAAAGAGTTTTTGTTTCTCTTTTCTGATTTCCTGCTTCTCGGCTCTAATTTCCGCCAAATATGTATCGTTTGTTTGAGATGCCAACTTTAATTTGAAATACTCCGATACGAAAGCTCCGCCAAAAATGGTCTGTGTTGCTTTTCGCAAAGTGTCATAGTGTATGTTTAGTTCATATTTATCTATGATTTCCTGCCAATCCATATCTACAATATGATTGGCTTTTTGGTAGGCATCTGACAAACACGCTTCATACTGTTCTGGCGTTAATCCGTATTCGTGGATTTTTAATTCCAAATCAGTCATTTGTCACCTTTCCCTTTTATATTACTTCATCAAGGTCGCAATCCTCTCCAACGATATAATCAGTCGCACCAATCTTTTTCGCTTTTTCTGGAAGGAAATACCATTCACAACGATATTTTTCATTGTATAAATTCTCGTCAATATTTGTTCGACCCATAATGTATTTTCTTGTCTCTTGTTCAAGTTCAACGGTTTCAAATTCCATTCTATCTCGCATTTTTGCCGTAGAATCAAAACCTATTGTTGAGCCATCGTGCATAAGAAATTCTGCGTGTGGCATACAGTATCGCCTGTGTCCGGCAATGAATATCAAAAATCCCATTGATGCAGCCAATGCAAGATTTATAGTATAAACAGGAGTTTTTGACAGACGAATAGCATCTATCAAAGCATATCCATCTGAAACCGAACCCCCTGGTGAGTTAATATAAACCTTAATTGGAACTCTATCCTCAACAGGAATGTCTTTATCAAGTCTGTTATAACGCAAAATGTGATACACGGCAGAATCAACAACCGATTCATCAATTTCACAATTCAGATAAATTCTTCTTTCCTCATTATCTTCAATATCAAATTTATCTGCGTAGTTATAGTTATAAGTTTCAGAAATCTCTCTATCTTTATCTATTTCTCTCATTTAATGTTCTCCTTATAATCGAATTATCATACCTTTGTATGATTCTATGACTCTATAAGTTTTGTCATTTTTAGATATGGCATCTGCCATTTTTGAAGAAAGACATTTCTTTGCTTCTTTTGAGCCGTGTACCAACACAACTTTGTTTGTTTTCAGAGAACTTCCATATTTAACTAAATCATCAAAATTTGCGTGACTGCTAAATGTTGATAATGTTATGCAATCCGCTTTGTTTGAAATATGTTCTCCGTTAATTTTGATTAGTTTATTATCTCTGTAATTCTTTATGCGATAAGAAAGATATGATGAGTTATCTCCAACATATCCAGAGAAAATAACCATTGAATTATAATCTTTAATATACTTCTTCAAATATCCGACAATTCTGCCATTCGTACAAAATCCGGAAGAAGAAATTATAATCTTCGATTTTTCATTTGCGATACACTTTTTAGATTCATCTTTTTCTTCGATGAAATGAACATTATCCCATTCACATACCTTTTGCCATTTTTCAAGGTCAGTACCTTGTAAGAGTGAATGATATAATTTTGATATATCGCAACTCAATTTTGAATCAATAAAAATAGGCGTATAAAAATCTTTCTGCACACCGTAAATGTCATATAAGTTTGTTAATAATTCTTGTGTCCTGCTAAAACTAAAGCAAGGCAAAATTACAGTTCCTTTTCTTTCAATGACAGTATTTATGGCGGTTTCCAAATGCTTAACATCATAAGAACGCTTTTTCTTTGATGCTCTCTTGGCTTCTCCGTATGTACTCTCCATAATTACTACATCATTGAACATATTAGGTATTTCGGTGTCCGTTACATAATTATTATTTGAATGTAAAGCACCCATATCGGATGTATAAAGAACTTTCTTCGTGCTGTTTTTGTCTCTTAAAATTAGTTGCAACTGTGCAGCACCGAGACAATGAGAATTAGACAACCACTGAAAACTAATATTATCGTTAAGCCGATAGACTTTGTTGTATTCATCAAATGTCTCAATCAAATCAAGTGTTCTATAAACATCTTCCTCACTATAAAGAGGTTTATATTCTCTTTTATATCTTTTTGAAAGAACCCTCGCTTCATCATTGATAATCATACACGAGTTAAGAAGTAAAGGTTTCATAATTTTTGCAGTAATACCAGTCGTTATAATTTTGCCGGTAAAACCCTCTTTTACAAGGCGAGGAATTAACCCACAATGGTCAATATGCGTATGGGCAACAAAAACATAATCTAATTCTTTTGGCTTGAATTGAAACTTTTCAGAATTTATCTTGTAAGAATCTAAATAGTCATTGCTGCTCGATTGGTGCAAACCACATTCCAATAAACATTGTGTGTTCCCAAATCTTACAAGATATTGTGAACCTGTAACATCTTCCGAAGATTTTCCGGTAAAAAATATACCGTTATTTTTAAGTTTCTTTTTTGCCATTAGATGTTGTTCCTTTCTTTAGGAAAGTTTCTTTGCAATATCTACATATTTATCCTCGATATATCGTTTGTTTCGTGTACGATAAAAATCAATCTGGTTTTTGTTCTTATCGACAAATCCTTTCGATGAATTGCACACTACTCCGTTTTTAACAAGTAGTTCCATTTCCTTTTTGGTAACTTCTTTCAAATTGTTATCCACCTTTATAATAATTTTAGCCTAAAGGCTATTGGAGCTGGCGATAGGAGTCGAACCTACAACCTGCGCATTACAAGTGCGCTGCTCTGCCATTGAGCCACGCCAGCATTTTATTTGGCTCTCCGGGCAGGACTCGAACCTGCGACATACAGATTAACAGTCTGTCGTTCTACCCACTGGACTACCGGAGAATATATTGGTACGGATGACAGGACTCGAACCTGCGACCCCTTGCTCCCAAAGCAAGCGCCCTACCAACTGGGCTACATCCGTATATAATGGCGACTCCGATGGGGCTTGAACCCACGAACTTTTGCTTATGAGGCAAATGAGATAACCGACTTCTCCACTCCGCAGTATTTATTGGTGAGCAGTCAATTTAATTGACCACACACCATTTATAATTTGCAACAGTTTTTCTTTTTCCTTTACATACATCTGCAATATGGCTGGATAGCCCAGATAATCCGCATTTGCTTAAACCATTGTCAATTAAGTAAATTGCGGCATCTTTGTAACTTGAAAAAGATTTTAATGGCTCGTCCGTTAATCTATCAATCATTAAGACGGCAACACCATTTGTATAATGAGGTATAACATCAACATTTTTTTCGTGCAAAATATTCATCACACTAAAATAATTTACATTCATTATTTCCGACGTGGTTTTAATGTTTTTATACTTTTCATATAAATCTATGACAAGTTTTCTGTCTATATATGGTTTTCCGTCTCCACCAATCGTAGCATTATATCCGTTTTTGTAAGAACCATAAGATTCAATCCAATATTTTTCTCTTTCGGACAAAATGCTTTCGTCGCATTCCTCGACTTGTTCAATACAAAAATTATCTATACCATATTTTTTCATTGCTAAATATAAAGGTCGTTTTTTATTTCTTTCCTTTGAAAACTCTAAACTATGTTCTTTCCATCTTTTTTCTACGCTAAACATAGTTTTACCTATGTAAATTTTTCCGTTAATTTTGTTAGTGATTTTATAAATGTATGGCATACCTAAATACCTCCTTTTTATAATTCATTGGTGATGCAAGAGGGATTCGAACCCTCAAATTCCGGCGTGAAAGGCTGGTGACTATAACCAGTTTGTCTACTGCGCCAGATATTTGCCAAGTGGATTCTATCTCTTGTCGGACTTTCACCGTTTGGACTTTTTACGGAAATCGCTGTAACTAAAATCTTCTATTATTTTCTTTTAAATCAGTTTTGTGTGAGAAGGAAGTTACAACATAGCCGTACAGTATTTTGCGGGAAATTGAAAATCACTTTTGTATAATCCGATAGCAAAACTGCCGTTAGGCGTTCTGAAATCGGATTGCATTATTTGATAATTGTTAAGAAATAGAAGGATGATTTTCGTCAGCCGCTTAAAATTTGTTTCCTCAAAAGAGGGGGTGCGCCGGCGTGACTATTGCCACGCCAACGCTAATCAAGAAAAGAGAAAGATAAAGAAATGAGAGTAAAGGGTTATTTTCCCTTCATATACGAAAAATCGTGTTTTGCAAAATTATTTCTAAATGGTATGCAAACGCTCAAAGTAGGAGTAGTTACCACTACATTTTGTGGTGTTAATAAAATTTATCTCAAAATTTATATTTCTACTTTGAACTATTTTGCCGTTTCCACAATCTTTTTTTCTCTCGATTTATGGCATTTTGGCAACTATCACATCTCATTGTGCGTTTATTATTACCTGCAACTTCAAATTCTTTTCCACAATCAACACAAACGATTGTTTTTGTTCCTTGAGGCGTATATGTGGCACAATCCTTGCAATACTTTTTCGTACCAGCCTTATTACCACGAGTGAGAATGCCGCAATCTGCACATCTGATAAAATTCTCACCACGATAGAGCAGATATTCATACCCCAATTCTCTAAAATCAGAAACGAACAATTCTTCCTCGCTATCATCGTTTATGAATATAACTCTGCAATTTAGATTATCATTTCTCTTTGAGAAATCGAGTAAACCTTTCTGCCACAACTGACCGATTTTTACTTCACGCTCATCAGCCTTACAAGAAATCCTCGCATAGTTAAAAATCTCTTTTGAGTCTGCGTTGACCCAACCTTTGTTCTTTGGGTTTTTAATGTTGTTCAACTTGGCGAGACAGAGCATTGTGAATGCAAGTCGTTCTAAAACTTTGTTTCTTAATCCACGAATTGTTTCCATTTCGTCTTTTGTAATTCTTACTCCGGAGATTTCAAACAATTCAAACGAACCTGCGTTTCCGGCAATCTTCTCAACGCTCGTTTGCCAACTCAACTCATTCAATTCATATCTTGGATAATACTTTGAGAGATAATCAAGAAGGAGAGTAGTAATCTTCTTCTTGCGATAACCAAAGCAATGATAATAATATTTCGCAAGAATGGAGAGCGTATTAAACGGCTTTGCATCCATCAAACCATTTCGGAGACAATTTTCAGCATACTCCCTTTCATTCAGAATAATCACTCGAACTCACCTCCAGTTTCTTTTGACACATTTCAAATTCCTTACCGCAATATGTAAAGTCGCCATCGCTCTCGACTAACTTCGGATAAGATATAATGTTTTTATTCTTTTTAAGTAAATTATTTAAAATAGTTCTCCCTACAATATCCCAAGCAAACTGTTTCGACTTTTCTTTCTGATAACAAATATCAAGAATAATATCGCACAACTCATCTTCATTTGAACAAACCTTGTAGCATTCATTCTTAAAGAAGTCAATCAAGTATTGTCTTTCGGTGTATTCACTATCCTTATCAATTTTTTCCGTTCTGGCTCTCTTGTGATAATTTTCAACTCTGCGATTATACTCTTTGAATATTTCTAAAATCTGATTGTAATTGTTTTTAGAATACACAACACCGCTTTTCATAATCGTATAATCAAAATGCGATTTATTAGTTGCAGCCATATAACTTGAAAACTTTGATAAGTAACCTTTGAACACTTGCTCAAATATCCACGAGATACGATTAACCACGCAAGGATTATTACCAACTGGCATTAGTTTCTCATAGAAGTCGCAGTATTCAACCATCTGTGGCGTTTTGCCCTCATACACTCGTAAATCATCAATGCTTGTAATTCCGTATTCATTAAACCTACGAATAGCGCCTTTGCTGTTATTGCGAATATAGTTGTCATTTTCAGATTTTAATTTTGGGTACACATAAGTCATAAAATATGGCTTCTTGGCTGCGGCAATTTTGAAATTAAATTCCTTGCGAGATTTTGTTTCTTCATCGTCATCTTCGTTGACTTTGCATTCGTGGAGAGTGAACCATTCAGCCGGCATAGGTTTAGCAATTATTCCTTTTGCACGGTCAATGGTATTCTGCTGATATAACTGACCACACATAATTCTGTATGCCAAAGTTTCATATTCGGGAGTTCCTTTTTCAAATCCAGACTGAACCTCAATCATACTCGTAACGTGGTTAGTGACTACTCCAATGTCATCATTAAATGCAAGTTTATTTGCCTTAACAATATCTTCTTCATCCGGAACTATCTTTTCCGCTTTCTTCTGAAGGCAGATAATCGTTGGAGAGTTAAGTGTTCGACTAACAATAATCGGATTGTCGGTACACATATTTGTATCTCCGTCTTTATCTGCACCATTTTCTGCCTCACAAGCACTATCAAAAGCATTATATATTAACACAGTATCAATATAACGATACCAATATGCTGCTTCTTCTGACTTCGATAACTTCATTCTGCGAATGTTATTTTGGCAAGTCATCGGCGCTCTAAAGCAAGCAATTTCATCCGAACCTTTATCGAGCCAATATTTGTGATACACTTCACCTGCCTTTAGCAATCCGGTCACTTCTAAACCAAACATACTTTGAGCAAGAGCATAAGGGTCTCCACTTATCATTGCAAAGTTTGCGTTTACTCGAATAGCGCCACGCTCACCCATTTCTATTCGCTTGCGAATCATATTGTAGATTTTTCTACGAATGAATGGGTCGTTAATTATTCGCTCATCAATCATCAATGCTTTAATATAGTTTTCAAGATGTTCGTCAAAAACATTATCATCGTTAAGTCCAAACCCAGCAAGGAACGCCAAACTCTTTCTGTAATCCAAACCAATAACATCTTGAATTTCATCAATGGTTGGCTGACATAACTCTTTTAATTCTTCATCAGTAAATTCGTAACTCTGTAAAAACTGATAGTTAGTATCACGAACATTTTCTAACTCTGTGGGAGTAGTTTTTGCAACTGAAAACTGATAATGATTTTTTTGACAATTATCAAAATAATCTTCCCAACTCTTGTAACTCGACCACAATTTCAGCATTGATTCTGTGAGAATAACTTCCGCCTCTCTGACATCTCGTTTTTGCCCCCATACATCAACGACCTCATATGAACCGGCGATTCTCTCCGCAAACTCTACAAAGTCGAATGTGTATAACATTCCTTTAGTCCAGGCATATCGAGTATTCATTCCTGCGATTGTATGCTCTCCATCTCCAGAAAGATATTCATTAACTCTCTTTGAATATGATGGTAACATCAAACCATAGCCATCGGAATCATTATGCTCAATTTCATAATCTTTTTCGTGCGTAAGTTCTGGCTCTCCCTCAACTGCATCGTTAATAAGTATTACATCTTCTTTGAACATCGTAATACAGTCTTTAACAACAATAAATCCCTTTGGAAGCGGAAGCGGAGTAGAACCAGAGCAGATGAGAGCTTGGTATGCTTCAAGTTTTGCCGGCACGAGCATTTCATTCATATCTCTACCATTGTCAAGTCTCTTTTTGAGTTCAGGATATAAGTCCTCATTGACATACACAATGGTCGAGTTTTTAATTCCGCCGTTTGTACCTAACAGCCTGCGATATTTAATTTTACATTCTTTACCGTTCACAATTCCATAATTGATAGTAAATCCGAGATTTGCTCTATCATAATCTGCGTTGCTATTCATAATCACACAGATATAATCTTTCTGGAATTGTAGATTATAGAGAGTATCATAATAGTTGTTAATGAGAATTTTGTTCTCTCTGCTTTTTGGCTTTTTCTTGATTGCTCTAATTTTCTTCTGAATGCTACGAACCTTATTGTTAATATCATCAACGCCATTGATTTCATCAATAAACCGCAAACATTGACTATTGTTCAAAGACACTATGATTTCAGGACAAGTTTTTATAGCCGTTTTCAAAGGCATATTTAATTCCCATTTTGCTCGTTTGAGCATCTTGCTCTCAATCTTGTAAATGAACTGATGAACGCTTTTTTGTTCCATTCATTTACCTCCCTAAATTTGTTTTTGCTTATTCCATATTAACTAAAGAAACTTCAAAGTTGACAGTTGCAGTATAATTACCAGCCTTTGCATAGTCACATCCAAAAGACAGTTCACTCAATCCAAACATAACTTTTGAAGCAGGGTCATTTCCTGCAAACAATCCAACACAGTGTTCCGGCAGAGCAGAAAAATCAACTGGGTAAACCGATGGATTAGATTCCTCTAAAACAATATCTTTGGTCAATGTGTTTTCTCCATTCTCGTGTAGGAACTCAATTCTTCCATCGGGAGTCGTGTTCGCTACCGTAACATAAATTCGTTCATTATCCGAGATGTTGAGCATACCTGCTTGGAATAAATAACTTCCTGCATCCGCATCAATCGTTTCAGGAATTAGAATGCTGTACTCGCTTCTTTGTCTGTAGGTAATTGTTGAAGTGCCAATTCCATTCTCAACATATGAGTCATCGGCGTAAGCCTGAATTGGAATTAACGTAAACAAGTTAAGAACCAGACAAAGTGAGAAAATAATAGATAGAATTTTCTTCATTGTTTAATCTCCTTGTTTAATAATATTTGCCTTGAATTTCACTGTGGCTGAATTAAGTTCTGTTCCATCTTTTTTGAAACATCTAATCTTTAAGTAACCATCAGCCACTTGACATTCAAGCGATTTGTTCAGTTCAATTTGGTAGTAACCTTTGCCGGGAGCAATGTTCCCAGACTGCCATAAGAGTTCATCTTCTACATATAGATTCATTTGAAAATAGCAGTCATTGTTTTTGGGATTATAGAAGTTGACCGCTTGTTCCGTTTGGTCGGCTATTAGAACCAGTTCAGTAAATCCTGGGATTTCGATAGCAGGAGCATTGCCGAGGGTCGGCTTCGGTAAAGACTGTTCTCCATTCCACTCAACTGCACTTCCATCATCTGATAGGTTGCTATCTTTATTACTCGATAAATAAATTCCTACAAAGACAGCCGTAACCAATAGAATAATTACAAGCAAAATCTGCATTGCTTTCTTTAAGATGTTTTGTTTTGAATTTCTCATACTGATTTCTAATCCGCAAGAAAAACACGGAAGCAGCGCTCCGTTTCCAACCAATCCA